AGCCAAGTGAGGAAGGGCTGGAGCGCCTTCTGGATGATCTTCATGTTCCTGGTCGCGGCGGCACCGATTTCAGGCAACAGCTTCTCAGCGGCGGGGACGATCTGAGCGATCATCTCGGCAGCGATCTTTTCCGCTGGCCCGGTGTACTTATCGAAGACGGGGGTCCATGATTCCACCGCGGAGGTCGCCGCTTTGAGGGCTTGCCGAGCGACGCCAGGCATACCTGCAAGCGTGTTGTTGTATTCCTTCTGCGCGGCAGCGGCCTGACTGCTCTTAGGACCGTACTCAGCGACCATCTGATTGAGGTTGCTGGTCGCCTGGTAGAGCTTGCTGATGTCGCCGATGGCTTGACCGAAGCCCGCCGTGTCGGTACCAAGACCAACCCCACTAGTAGTCAGTGAAGCCAGCCCTAGGAGGGCACCCCCAGCGGCAGCGGCTCCCGTGAACCCAATGATGCCAGCAAGGGTCGTCAGAAGGCGCTCAGGCCCGAAGCCAGCTAGTCCAGCGAGGGAGCCCATCTTGGCGCTGAAGAGGGCAGGGATGGCACCGAGGAGGCCACCCAGACCTCCGCCGAACCCGAGGGCGCTCAGGAGGCTCGCCGTTGTGAGGCCCTTCGCAGCGCCACCACCCCCGCTGCCACCACTGCCAAGAGCGACGCTTAGCGTGTCGACCGCAGCCTTCAGTTCAGCGACCTTGGCAAGGGCCGGGGCTGTGTCTGCCCCGACTTGGATGGAGGCCTTCTGGGCATCTATCCATGCTCGGAGCGTCGCTATGGAGGCCATCGCCGAGGTCTTGTCGGCACCGACCTTCATCTTGGAGACTTTGGTCTGGAGGGCTTCGAGTTGTGCCTCTAGGGCGGCCAGAGCGGCCAGGGCGGGCTTGATGTTGGCCTCCACCATGATCCGCTGGGTCTTCATCAGGTTGAAGGCAACCCGTAAGGCTGTTAGCTCCTCAAGGATGGGCTTGAGGTCGGCGGTAATGGTTACGCCGTCGTGCAACGCCTCAAGCGCCTTGAGCTCGGCCAACAGCGCGTCGATCTTGGTCCAGAACGGCTTAGTATCCGCCCCCACAGGGATCTGGGCCACTTCTCGGGCGAAGGCTTTGAGCTTGGCCGTGGCACTCAGGAGCGCGGCGTCCAAGGCCGCGTCACTGAGGCCCGCCTTGGCATTGGCCTGGGTCCTGCCCCACTGTGCCAGGGCGGTATTGATAGCAGCGAACTTGGCCCAGTCGGTCGAGATGTTCAGGCCCGCTGTGGCGTTCGCTTCTTCCCTGCCCCACTGTGCCAGTTCGGCGTTTATGGCGAGGATCTTGCCTGCGACGCTGGAGGTGTTGAGCCCAGCGTTGGCATCAAACAACTGATTGGCGAACGCCTGGCCCTCTGCCGTGGCCTCGGCGATCGCCGCGGTGACGAGCTTGTAGTCGGCAGACAGGTGAGCGGTGTAGGTGTTCTTGGCGAAGTCCTCAAGAGCGGTCTGGGCTTCCTTGATTTTGGCAAGGAGGTCGCGGATATCTCCGGTTACCTGCACTACGACCGGGGGCAAATATCCTTCAGACATGGCTCACCTCCTAGACCTCACTCTCGGTGTCACCCTTCAGGGTCTTGGCTATCTGCTCACGGGTCATCACGTCGATCGGTACCAGTGAGCTGGTTCTGCCGGGCTTCAAATACGGCTGGGGATGCTGATAAACGTGGTCCGTGTAAACGGTGACTCCGAACTTGGTGAAGCGCAAGTGCTTAGCGCGCTTGGGGTAGATATGGCCACCGAGTTCCCGTTGCCTACCGTAGACCGTTGTCGGCCCAACCTCACCCCCATACAAACCATCAGCCCCCCGCGGCCCCGAGACGTCTATGGACGCCTTGAGGAAGCCAGGGGGGGCCGTCGTGTTACCGGGGGTACCGATGGGGGCGAAACCTCGGGCCGCGGTCTGTATCGTCTCTAGCGCACGCTTGGTGATTCGGTCCATCGTGCGGTCCATGTCCTTGGAGAGACGCTCTAGGCCGGCGACACAAGCCTTAACGTCGGCCGTCACTCTTCGATGCCTTCTTGATCGCGTCCGCTTCCATCTTCGCCTCCATGCCCGCAAAGGCCAGAGCCCAGTCCACCGTGTCGGCGGGTTCGTTCAGGTAGTCCTCGTGGGCTATGCCTGGGTACAGTTTGCGAAACGAGTGCTCTCGGTACCTCTCAAAGAGGTCGTGGTCGATGGGAGCATCGGGGTGGGCTCGCCCTTCTAGGTGGAAGCGGAGAGTGGCAAGCCTCTGGTAGGGGATAGCGGGTCCTTAGCGGGTGAGGTGTCCACCCCAGCCAGAGCGCTGTTCTTCTCGATCGCCGCGGTGATCGCGTCGTACACGTCCCCGTCCATCTCGTCGATGGTGTCAAGGGTGGGCAACGGTTTGCCGAGCGTCCACTCCTTGAGGTAGGCGATGAGGGTGGCGTCGGCCATCTTGTCCTGCGTGGTCATCAATAGCTCGGCGTCCTTGGGCTGGAGGGCTACTGAGTCGCCTGTGAGTTGGTTGGCCAGCCCCATCGCGTCGAGGGCGATGCGTTGGATCTCGCGGCGCTCTCGAATAGTGAGGGTGTCGCGCAGGGTGGCTTTGCCACCCGGTATGTCGATTTGCAATTTGTTCCCCTGTTCCCTTGGGTGTTGTTAGTCGGTGTAGTAGGCGGTGGTCTGAGTATTGCCAAACTGGATGATAATTGGCGACACGCCCCCGGCCTGAGCGTCGGTTGCGGTAGGCAGGAAGTCGAACGACAACTCAGCCTCGACGTATTCCTTCGACCGCACCAGTTCACCGGTCTTGTAGATGACCGAGGACGAATGGATACGCATGATGTCGCCGGTCGTCACGTCGTTGACGTAGAAGTCGAAGGTGTTGTCGGTGCCGTTTTGGTACTGCGTGAGTTCGGTGGCGCCCGAAGTGTTGACCACGGTCGTCTTGCCGCCGACGGTCAAGGGGCCGGCGAAGTACTCGAAGTACTCCAAGGTCCCGGTGACCGCGGGGATCGGCTTGGTGCCGCGGCTCATGTCGATCGCCCATTCCTCAACATCCGTATAAGCCGTACCGGAGATAACCAGACCTGTCGTCCAAGAAGGAACCGGGGTCACGGTGGAGTACGACGGGCTCGGGGTGGAGGGGGTGATCGACGGGTTGCAGTAGAAGTCCGTGGTGTAGTTGACCAGCGCGGTCGCGTTGCCCGTGATGCTGAGTTTGTCCATCTGAGAGGCGGTGAGCTGCCGCCACTCTTCACCGTCGAAGTCCGTGAGGGTCAGGGACGGGGGCTGGTTGCCGACAGTCGCGGAGTTGTTGAGCAGGGAGAAGGAGTGCTTGGTTAGTCCCGTGACCGCCGCACCGCTGGTGTGGGCGTAGGCCAGAGGGGTTGCTAGGGAGACTGTGTAGGAACCCGTCACAGCCGTGGTGTAGTGCGACTCAAGGGTCCCAAGGGACGCGGTCCCGAGGGTGATGAAACTGTTCGCTGCGATCGACGCTGCCGTGACGATGGTGGTAGCACCTGCTGCGGCTGACGTGGACAGGGTTGTATTGCCAGGAGCGGCAGTCAAGATGTCCGAGCTACCGAGCTCGGCGGCAACGAGGATCGGGAACGTGTCGAGATAGGGGTAGGAGTCCCAACCGTGCGAGTCGTAACGCATACCGGGGGTCAGGCCGTAGACCGACACCATGGAACCTTGAAGGGTCTCGTCAGGCAGGAACATACGGGTGGGGACGTACTTGGGTGCGCGGTAAGGTACCCAGTACACAGGGGGGACGGCGGTGCCCTTGGTGGCCTCAATGGCGAGGCCCATCTGGGACTGCGCTACGGCATACGCCTGGCCGTACGGGTTGGGCATAACTCAGCCCTCCTTTGAGGGTTCGGCCGGGGAATCCTCGGCGGGGGGGAGGTTGACGACGATGGTCGGCACTTCGTCGTCGGATTGTTTCCCGACAGCACCGACCACGAGCAGGAAGGGGTCCTTGAAGTACGCCGGGACGAACAGGTTCTCCACGACCTCGCCTGGCTCAAGCCGAAGCGTCGTGAGAGTCTCGGGGTGCACTAGGGCAGGCCAAGTCAGGGTGCGGTTGTCGGAGTTATAGAAGTTCTTCTTAGGCACTTTGGTTCCTTTCAGACTGAGCCGGCTGGCCCTGCGTCCCATTCCCACGCTTCAAAGCGCACGACACCGGTTATGAAGACCGTGGTCCCATCTTCCTCGGTCCAGGGTTCGGACTGTTCGTGCTCGACGCCGTAGTTGAACTCACCCGCGGACCAGACAGCTATCGGGTTCCCGAGGTTCGGGTTGCCCCTGATCTGGAGGAAGAGCTCGTCGATGATGGCGTCATAGTCGGTCTGGGCATCAACGGGCGCACCCGCTGAGTTGGCGAGGTACACCTCGAGGGCGATGCGGTAGATGCACGAGTCGTTGACTCCCCCGCGCCCAGTGTCGGCCCGGCGTTGGCGCTTCTCGGAGGGGATGTTCACCACCAGGACAGCACCGGAGCCATTGACCGACTCGCTGTACTGGAGCGCGGCGTTCTGCTCGTAGTCCTCGCCGTGGACGTAGGCCCGAGATGCAAAGACGGTGCCAACGGTGGGGATGTCGAGGCCTTGGAAGAAGCTCTGCGCCGCAGAACGTACCGCTGCTCTGGTCACTAGGAGTGGATAAATGTGCTGACGTAGGGATGCAAGAGACGGCACGCCACGTCATAATCTGCCAGCGCACCCGCTCGAGCTAGACCCTGCCGTGAAGCAGGAGTGGCCGAGCCGATGCTGGCAGGCATCTGCGCCCTCATTCCCTGCGCCTTGAGCAAGACGTTGACTAGGTGGATACACGCGCGCTCTAGGTCACCGGGTAGAGCCGTGACTGGGATGGAGTCGGGGAAGCTAGGGACCGTGTGGTTGTTCACCAGAGGGCTTGAGAGGCTCACTGTGAGCCCTGTGGGGGCCGCAGAGGCCACGACCGTCTCTGTGCTGGCTTCGTCCTTGATCTTGAGCGGTGTGCCCGCATAGATGCCGTAGAGGGCCGATCCGCCAGGGGTAGGGGGGTTCAGGGTAATCGAGGTAGCCCCAGCGGTGGCATTGTTGGCCAGGGTCGTGTGCGGGTACCCGGAGATGTAGCTGTAGACCGCCAGCATCCCCCCGTTGTAGGAAGGAAAGCCGTTGAACAAGACCTGGTTGCCTACGGTGGTAGTACCGCTGACGAAGACACCTGGCATGGTGATCGTGTTGTCCCCGATGACCAAGAGGTTGGCGGCGTTCTGGTTGATCGTCTGGAGCTGCGTCGGTGCAGGGCCCACGGCCAGACCAACGACCTCAAGGATCGGCTTGAAGTTGCAGATCAGCACCGCGGACTGGTTGGGCTTGACCTTGACCCACATTTGCTCGTTGGTGATCGTCGCGGCGAAGGAGCCGTCGTTGCGGTGGAAGCAGTGCGTGTCCATCCAAGCGGACGCCTCGGCAATCACCATTGCTAACGACCCAGCGGAGTCCACCTGGGGCTGCGTGGACTTCGGGACAAGACCTTGAGTACCTACCGAGGTCGGGGCGAAGCGGTACTGGGAGACGGAGATGTAGGAGTAGGCGCGGGCCTGGGTCGCTGTGCGCGGTGCGATGACCGGAGTCGCGAAGGGGGTGGGGACGAAGGTCACGCCTTCTCCAATTCGTTGGCGCGCTCGCGGACAGCCTGACGGAAGGCCTCCTGCACCTCGGGCCTGACAGGGCGACGGCGCTTCATCTTCTTGCTGGGGACCCCCAGCTCGCGCAGGAGGCGACGGCGCTCGGCCCGGGTCACTAGTCGCTGAGGCCCACGATGAACACGGCGGTGGTCCCTGTGTTGTCGGCCATCTGCACCGTGACGTACTCGGCTGGCGTGTCAAAGGTGATCCACCCGCCGCGGGTATTGGCGGGGGACACTGGGACGTAGTTGGTCCCGTCGCACGATGACATGAACCCGAGGGTAGGGGCCGGCTGTGAGGTGGTCACGACCTGCACGGCCCATTTGGTTGCGATAGCCCCGAGGCTGATAGCCGTACCTGTGGCCGCCGCACTGGTGGTGGAGCTGATGGCGGTGAACTGCGTGGGGAAAGCCATTGGCGCTCCTAGTGCTCTGTGGCCCCACAGTCACACAGACGCCTCTCTGGACGGTAGTGGTGGTGGGGGACCGGGGGTTCGTGGATGTGCTGGGTGTAGCCGAGCTTTGTGAGCGCTGGGAGGATCTCGGAGTCAAGGCGCTTCCAGTCGCGCACGGGGAGCTTGGCCATGAGGTCGGGGACCGCGGCAATGAGTTTGGTGGAGAAGCGGGTACAGCCGAGGGAGCCAGAGAGCAGCGCGCCACCGGCACCTGGAAATGGGAACAGGCAGTAAGGCTCGGGGCAGGCCTCAAGTTGAGGGAGAACGTCAGCGTGGAGCTCTATGTCCTCTTCGACTAGAAGGAACCCTTCGCCCTCCTCCCATAGCTGGGCTAGGAAGAGGTAGTAGGCGTCCCATGCTTTGCCGAGGTCTACGAGGTCGGCGTCGGGTGCGTACTTCTTGAGGGCTGCGAGGGTGAGGGGGTGGAGCTTGCCCTCGACGTAGCAGCAGACGACTCTCACTAGATGATGACTTCGAACTCCCGGAGAGTGTCGGCGTAGAGCGTCACATCGGGATCGGAGATGTTGCACCCGGGGTACGGCAGGATGGGAGTTCCTCCGCTGGAAGGCTGGTGCCGACAAGAAGCCAAGACAACCCATCCCGGCTTCTGCTTATCAACCTCCTCGGGACCCCAAGGCTCGTCCCGGAACTCATCAATCTGGTACATCGTGCGGCCGTCGATGGTCGACTTGCGACCCAGGAAATACCACCAGCCGTATTCGTCAGTCATGGTTTGCATCCAGGGTCGACCCCGTGACCCCGGTGCCTGTAATACGGACCATCTGGGTCAGCGTGATCGGAGGCTTTCCGCAGCCCACGCAGGTATCGGGTAGCTGGAACTGGCTCACCACCTTGTTGACCATCTTGCAGTTCAGACAGACGACGTACTCAAGGAGGGCGTCGGTAGGAATGGAGTCCGTAGTGGTCATAGGTGGAACATAGCACTCCACCTCACGGCAGTATCTCACCGCAGTCACAACGCCTCTGTAGGACCCAAGGACGGACGTGGTGGTGGTTCACCGGGGGGCTGTGCCAGTGAGGGGCACCGGCAGCTTCGCGGAGCAGGGGGAGCATCAGAGCGTCCAGCCTTCGCCAGTCGTGGGAGGGAAGGTCGGCTATCAGGGTCGGGACTGCCGTCAGTAGTTGGGTCGAGAACTTCGTGCAGCCGAGGGCGTAGTACGTCATAGGGTCCCCAACAGCTCCAGCGGGGCCGGGGTAGGGCCATACACACCACCCTTCGGGACAGGCTTCCGACTCGGGCACCACAGTCTCGTGGACCTCATTGTCCTGCTCGATGATGAGGAAGGACTCCCCCGCTTCCCACAGGCCGGCGAGCACCTTGTAGTAGGCATCGTCGGCCCGTGAGAGCTCGATGAGCTCGGCGGTGGGGGCGTAGAGGGCGACCGACTCCCGCGTCTTGGGGTGGAGGTCGACGAAGGGGACGACTACGTGCGTGCGCCGACCTTGGTGACCTTGGGGGCAGACGCGGCAGCGATCTCCGCATC